GGGAACGGCGCTAAAAAAGCCTGTTAACACGCAAAACGTGCAGGCGACAACCATGAGTAATGGCGACACCGACGAGCTGACCGCCCGGATCGACCGCCTCGAACACGAACTGGCCAAGCTCATGAGCGAGCGCGAAACCGCGCTCACCGGCTGGCCTAACGAGCCCACGATCGCGCAGGGCTTCATGGCTGGGCGTTGGCAACGCCGCGACGGCGACGGCTATGACCAAGCCCTCGTCAACATCCCCGAAGCGCCCTACGACAACAATTATTACGGGCGCTATCAGTACACATGGCAACCCGTGGTGGAGGAAGCGCCAGCGGCGACCTCGCGCCGCTCGACCTACGGCTGGGCGCGGGCGAGCGCCGGATCGGACATCACGTGGATTTCGCTCGACGGCATCCTCGCGAATTTCCAGCCCGCCGGGAATTACGCGCCAGCCGGGGATTACCTCGACAAGGCTGGCGGCCAGATGACCGGCCCGCTCATCACGCGGGACGGCGGCAGCGCAGCCAATCCGGGCCTCGCCGTGGGCGAGAACTCGACCGGCTTCTATCGCACCGGCGGCGGACAGGGTCTTCTGGTGACGACCGTTAGCGGTCAGATTGTCATGCAATTGCAGCCCGTCATCGCAGCGTTCTTCATCCAACTCGATATGGGCGCTAACCGGGTCAGCAACGTTGGCGACGCGACGGCGGACACGGATGCGCTCAACCGGCGCACGGCCGACGCGCGCTATGCGCCAGCGGGCGTGGGTGGCGGCGATTTCTTGCCTCTGTCTGGCGGCAACATGACCGGCGACATTTCGATGGTCGGGACCACCGGCCCGCCTGCTATGGCCAAGCTCAACCTCTACGTACGCGGCGCTAGCCTTGCTTGGAGCGAAGTCGACAACGCGATTGTGTTCACCAAAGGCACCGGCAACTATCCGCTTTTCGTCAGATCCAACGACGGCAGCAACCCACAGCCGATCCTCGACCAAACGTTAGGCGATGCTCGCTATTTGCAACTGACGCAAGCCGACAACCTTCGCGCCAAGCCCGTCGTCTATAACGTCCCTGCCGACATCGTCATTCCGGGCAGCGGCGATTGGACGCAGATCGCCAACATCCCCTGCACCCTGCCGCCGCGCCCCGGCGTCACGTCGCTGCTTATGGTCAGCGTCAATTGCAACCTCAAAGGCGTCAACAATGTCGCCGGGATTGGCGCCCGCGTCCCCATCTCGCCCACGCCAGAGCAGCGCATCTTTGGCTTCGGCGGAACCGTGACCGACCCAAGCGCCGGTTTTTCCGTCAATTTCTTTGTCACGCCCGCCGCTAGCGTGACGACGCTCAATGTCGCGGTGCAGTTGAACGCCTTCCCCATCACCGGGGGATCGCCGATTTCTTACACGGTCGCGGGCGGCAACGTGCTTGTGCTAGACCGCTCGCAAATCGTCATCGTTGACCTTGGACCCGTCAGCTAGGAGGAACCCATGCCCAAAGCCAAAATCGAGCCTGACAACCACGACAACGGGATGGAGCTGGACCCGATCATAAACGCCTTGCTTGAGCATTTGCCCCCGCCCGGCGACTACTTCTCGCAGGACGACCGCCAGCGCTGGCTGAAAATCATGGAGCTGTCGTTCGACATGATTTACGACAGCGAGCCGCAGCCGATGGCGACCGACGAGCCCGGACTGCATGGCCAATAAGCCGTCAATCCGCCAAGGTATCTATGACTTACTGTCATCCGTAGAGATTGACACTAAGGAATTAGGTCGAACTCATGTCGAACCGTGGATGAGCCAACGGCTGGTGATCGACGCGGTGGCAAAAGGATTGACAGAAGGCGTTCACGAGTTCGTTGTTTTGAAGTGTCGCCAAGTCGCCGTCACAACGACCTGCTCGATCATCGAATTGTTTTGGGCGCTCGCCAATCCGGGCGTTCAAGGCGCGATCATCGCCGACCGAACGGACAACCTCGAACGGCTACGCAGGATCTTCGCCGCGCTGCTTGAGACGCTGCCGCCCGAGTGGCGTTCAAGCGAACACCGATTGATCCAGAACAACCGCAACGGCATGGCGTTCGCCAATCGTAGCGTCATCGACCTCATGGCGGCGGCCAGCAACCCCGACCTTGGCGCGTCCCGCGCGCTCAACATGATGCACGCCACCGAGTGCGGCCAGTGGAAGTCGCTCGCGGGCGTTGAAAGCCTGAAAGCCTCGCTGGCCCGGCAAAATCCGCACCGGCTCTACTTGTGGGAGAGCATCGCGAACGGCTTTAACTGGTGGTACAATTTCTGCCAGCAAGCCAAGCAGGACCGCCACATGCGGTTCATCTTTTTGGGCTTTTGGTCAAACCCAACCTATTCGATTGACAAGCACGATCCCGACTACAAAGTTTATTGGGACGGGCGGCTCGATGACGAGGAGTTAAAGCGAGCGCGCGACGTGCGAGCGCGCTACGGCATAACCATTAAACCGGAGCAAATTGCTTGGTGGCGCAGGGAAGCGGAGTTTCGCCCGGAAGAATATATGCTCCGACATTATCCGTTCAACGAGCGGGAATGCTTTGTCGCTTCGGGGTCCAGTTTCTTCCCAGCCGCACGGACCCTAGAGCTGGCGGAGAGCCTAGCGGTGGGGCCGCCGTATCAGGGGTACAAGTACGTCTTCGAGGACGCCTTCCTTGGCTCACGGATCGAGCAGACGACGAACAAAGACGAAGTGCAGCTAAGGGTGTGGGAGCCGCCGGAGCCAAACGGGGTGTACGTCATCGGCGGCGATCCGTCGGGGGGCGGCGGGGGGGACGCTAACGACCACGCGCTGCAAGTCCTGCGCTGCTACGCCGACCGGCTGGTGCAAGTCGCCGAGTATCAATCGAACAAGCCCTTCACCTATCAATTCGCGTGGGTGCTGTGCCACCTCGCTGGTGCGTACCGCGACCATCTGGCGAACATCGAAGTGAGCGGCGTCGGCGCGGCGGTCATGCCCGAAGTGCGCAACCTCCGCCAGCTCGCGCAGCGCGGGATCATCCAAGCCGAAGCCGGGGGCGACAGCATCCTCAATATGATCGGCGCCGTGCGCTGGTTTCTCTACAAGCGCGCCGACACGCTTGGCGGCATGGGCAACGTCATCAACTGGAAAACCAATCAAGACAACAAGGCGGGGATTTACAGCGCGCTGAGTAACAGCATTGACCTCAAGCAGATCGAATTTCGTTCGATCCGGCTCGTCAAGCAGTTGCAGGCGATCGTCCTCGACGACGGCTGGCTGGGCGCGGGCCCGGACACCGGGGAGAACGACGATCTTGTCAGCGCCGTCACCTTGGCGCATCACACGTGGATCGAGATGCGGCGGGACAACCTTGTCGCCCGCAAATTGACGTGGGACAGCGTCAAAGGCGACCCGCCTCCCGCCAACGCTGGCACGGTGCTATCGTACGCGTTCAGCGATTACATCCAAAAGATCAACCAGAAGGCAGGACGGCGCAAGGAGGTATTCTAATGGCGACGCAACCGAAGCCGAAACCAAAACCCTCGCCGGAGCCCCCAGAGCCCGAGCCCGGCGAGGACGTCGCGGCGTCGCCCTCGCCCGTGATCGAGGAGCCGAAGTCACTCAGCGAGCGCATCGACGCGATCTTTGTAAGCCAATGCGCTCTGATCGAGCGCGTGACGAAGCTTGAGGAACGCGTCGCCGCGCCGCCGGTTGGGATTGGCCGCAGGCCGTGAGAAGCCCTCTCGGCATTGTCGTCGTCATCCTCCTGATCCTGATCCTATTCGGGGGCTTCGCCGGGCCGCGCTTCAATCCGAGCTGGCAATACGGCTACGGCTACGGCAACAGCGGCTTGGGGATCGTCGGCGTGATCCTCGTGGTCTTCCTCCTCCTCTGGCTGTTGGGCTACGTCTGATGGGCGTCTGGCGTCTCATCGTCGCATGGTGGCACGCCCGGCAGCGGCGGATCGACCTCGACATCCTCTGGCCGATCTGTCGGCGCGAGGCGAACGACCTCGACCACGCCAAGGCGGCGTTCGCCGTCCACGCCTATCACGATCCGGCTTGGCTGGAGCTGGGCGAGGACCTGTTTCCCTTTATCGACAGGCTCACCTGATGCCGATCATGCGGACCTACATGTGCGGCGAGTGCAGCCACCGGATGGAGGTTACGCTTTCGGCCGACCAATGGGACGCCCCGCCGCCGTCGTGCGAGAGCTGCGACGCCCGCATGGGGCAGGAGTTCAAGCCGCCCGCGATCGGCGGCTCAGTCAGCATGAGGGCGCACCGCGTCGCCGAGGACATCATCGCCAACGACTACAACGTCGCCAATGTCACCTTCGACAACCGACAGGGCGGCACGCCAAAGGTCCGCTACAAGGATCAATCCGCGACCCAACTGCAAAGCACGTGGGGCGGCCAAATCGCCAACGCCGTCGAAACCGCCGCCGCGATCGGCAAGCAGAACCGGCGCGAGAATGGCGGCTTTGACGGGCTCGATATGCTCAAGGCGAACCTTGCCAGCGGGGCGCAACCGGACCTAATTGAGGCGTCCAGAAGGCGGGCGCTCAAAGTCTGGTGAGGGAGGGACAAATGAAACGTCGTTGGCTTCTCGCCGCAGCTATCATGCTGGCGTCATCGTCGGCCCTCGCCGCCGATCTGATCCCTTGGCGAATGACTTCGGGCAGCAACTGGAACAACGGCTATGCGCCCGGCGAGCTGGGCTTCAATCTGGCCGACGTGTCCTCGCTGTCGATCCTTAACCTCCTGCCCGAGGGCGTAAAGGGGTTAGTTTATGTCGGCCCGAACAACGGCGGATGCAGCGGCGACAGTCCGCAATTTCGCGCCTTCGTCGATCAGTTCAAGGGCAACGCCAAGCTCTGGGGCTTCTACCTGATGGACGAGCCTTACGGCCGTCAGGTCGGCTCGAAGCCAGCGTGTCCGATGCTCAACCTGAAAGCCGAGACGGACTACGTCCACGCCAATTTCCCCGGCGTTTCCACCTTCGTGAAGCTTGGCAACATCGGCTCAACCACCCACCCGGATTACATGGACTTCAGCATTCCCGGAATGCTCGATATCTACGGCGTTGGCGGCTATCCGTGCCGCACCGCGAACGAGGGGCCGGACAAGTGCGAATACGCGATGATCGACCGCTACGTGAAGGCGGCGCTCGACGCTCATATTCCGCGCGAGAAGATGGCGCCGACCTATCAGGCGTTCGGCGGCTGGGACAATGTGTTTGTAGTGCCGAGCAGCGGCCAGATGCAGAAGCTCTTGGACAAGTGGCACACTTTGCTGCCGAGCCCGCCGATGTCCTTCGCCTACAGCTATGGGCAACAGCCGAAGTCCACGTCGGCGATCTCCACCAATCCGGCGTTGCAGGCTGTGTTCAAGGATTGGAACGCCACCCAGACCACGCCGCCCGAGCCCGAGCCCGAGCCGCCCGTCCATCCCGAGGGGCCGGAAGGCTGCGTTCCCTGCTGCAAGTAACCCGCGATGGCGCTCAAAATCCCGTCCCAATCCGGCGACCTCAAGCTCTGGATCAGGGAGATGATCGACCAGTGCATGGCGTCATCCGAGGAGCGGGGCATGATCTATTCCCGCGCCGCTCAATATTATTACATGGGATCGACGGACAATAGGGCCGCCCTTTACAACAAAACCAAGCCCTTCATCGACAAGCTCGCCGGTTTCCTCATGCAGCCGACGGATGTCAGATTTCAATTGATCTACGACAGCGGCGAGGACGACAGCATCCTCGAACGCTCGCAGCTCGTGGCCGAAAAACTGTCGATGGATTTCCGCCAGACCGACGCCGACATCACCTTCGCCGAGGCGGTCGTGTGGTCGCTCGTCAACGGTTGCCAAATCCTCAAAGTCCTGCCCGACGGCGACAGCGGCACCTTCAAGACCGCCCCCGTGCATCCGCAGAATTTCGGCGTGCTTTCCGAAACGACCCTCAACCTCGACGAGCAAGAGGCGTTCTGCCACGTCAGCTATCCGACCAAGTCGCGCCTGCGCACGATGCTGCTCGAACATCCGCGCTACGAAGAAATCATGGACAAGCTGGACAGCCAGCCGGGGCCGATGCGCGAGGAGGAGGAGCCGACCTACTTTCACCAAATGGTTGTGGGCGGACTGCAACCGTTGGGCGACGTTGGCGACGCCCCCAGTAGCGCTGCGGGTATCGTCAACGTCTTTCCCGTTCCCACCCCATGGCGCCCGCAGCGCTCGTTCGCGCCGACCGTCAAGCACTGCGAAGTGTGGATCAAGGACCGCGACCGGGACGAGGATTGGACGACGGTCCAAGTCATCTATGGGGCCGAGCCGATCATCATCGAAGGCGACGACACCCGGCGCAATCTGTCGCGCGTCCCCGGCAAATCGAGCTTCGTCAAGGTGCAGCCGCAGCCGACGCCCGGCTATTTCTGGGGCCGCTCGATGATCGCCGACGTTCAGATGTTGCAGGACATGCTGAACAAGCGGATGCGCGACATCAAAG